AAAGCCGAATACACTGAAAAAAGTTTGACATAACTGATCCTGTGCTATATACTATACACTCACAGGAGATTTATATGGGCAAAGCATTTGGTGCACCAGAACAAGCAAAAATCAAACAAATCGTTTCCGAGGGCGTGACCGTCATGCAGGAAATCCAGGACCTTACAGAAGGTCTTAACGAAACTATCAAAGCCGTAGCAGAAGAACTAGAAGTTAAACCTAGTGTTATCCGCAAGGCAATCCGCATCGCACTGAAAGATCAATGGGATCAAGTATTCCGTGAGTTCGATGATCTTGAAACTATTGTCGATATTAGCGGACACGCTAACCGTCGAGAAGATTAATGAACGATATACTTTATGGAATCTTCTCTTGGATTCGGGCTGACTTTAAGTCTCATCCTTTTAGGTTTGCTGTTGAGTTGGTTGCTTGGGCAATATCTATTGGCTGTTCGATCACAATGGCAGTCACAGTCCCTAATCCGCCGCTTCTTGTATTATATCCTATCTGGATTACAGGTTGTGCTATGTACGCTTGGGCTGCTTACACTCGTCGTTCCTTTGGAATGCTCGCAAACTATCTATTACTCACCACAATCGATACTGTGGGTTTGATTAGAATGCTTGCGTAAATATATAATATGAGTAAGGTTCTGCGAGCCACAAATCGCAATAGTGAAGGTCAGTGGGCCATAAACCACGAGGAGGAAAAATATGAGTTATGTCGATTCAATCTGGGATCGAGAAAAGGACGTGGTTCGTGTTGTCGAACGCGATCCTAAAAAAGGTCGTATCTATCACGACTTCCCTGCTAGATATGTTTTTTACTATCCAGATCAACGGGGCAAATACAAATCAATCTTTGGTGAGAACCTCAACCGAGTAAGTTCTAAGAGTTTCAAAGAACACACTAAAGAACAAAGAATCCATTCAAATCACAAGTTATACGAAAGCGATATCAATCCTGTCTTTCGCTGTCTTGAAGAAAACTATCTAGGTAAAGATGCGCCCAAACTAAACGTGGCGTTTTTCGATATTGAGGTGGACTTCGATCCAGAACGTGGCTATGCGTCGCCCGACGATGCGTTTATGCCAATCACTGCCATCGCTGTTCACCTACAATGGCTAGATACCTTGATCTGTTTGGCTATTCCGCCTAAGACTCTAACTATGGAACAGGCACAAGAACAGGTCAAAGAGTTTCCCAATACCTATCTGTTTGCGTCTGAAGCAGAGATGTTGGACACGTTCCTTAACTTGATCGAAGATGCTGATGTGCTCAGTGGTTGGAACAGCGAAGGCTTTGATATTCCCTACACTGTCAATAGAGTTATCAAAGTATTGAGCAAGGAAGATACACGCAGATTCTGTCTGTGGGATCAACTGCCCAAGCGCAGGGAGTACGAAAAATATGGAAAAGACGCTGTTACGTATGATTTGGTTGGTCGTGTCCATTTGGACAGTCTCGAGTTGTACAGAAAATATACGTATGAAGAACGCCACACCTATCGACTGGACGCAATCGGAGAGATGGAAGTAGGCGAAAGTAAAACTGTCTACGAAGGCACACTAGACCAACTATACAACAACGACTTCCGCAAGTTTATTGAATACAACAGGCAAGACTGTGCGCTGTTGGATAAACTAGACAAGAAGTTAAAGTTCATTGATTTGGCAAATACCATTGCTCATGAAAACACAGTTCTGCTACAGACCACAATGGGTGCTGTGGCTGTGACCGAGCAGGCCATTATCAATGAAGCACACCACCGTGGTATGATTGTGCCCAGCAGACTGCGTATGGATGATCGAGGTGACACGCAGGCGGCAGGTGCTTATGTGGCCTATCCCAAGAAGGGACTACACGATTGGATCGGTTCAATGGACATTAACAGTCTGTATCCGTCAGTCATTCGTGCGCTCAACATGGGCCCGGAGACTATCGTAGGTCAACTGCGTCAAGATTCAACCAAAGAAGAACTTGAAAACAAGATGGCCAAGGGCGCATCATTTGCCGCTGCCTGGGAAGGCAAGTTTGGATCTAATGAATATGAATGGGTTATGGAACAAGACCGCGCCCATGACATTATCATTGATTGGGAAAACGGTGAAACTGATGTAATGACCGGCGCACAGATCTATGAGTTGATCTTTAACAGCGGCAAGCCCTGGATGATCAGTGCCAATGGAACAATCTTTACACACGAGTTCGAAGGTATTATCCCGGGCTTGCTCAAACGCTGGTATGCTGAACGTAAAGAGATGCAGGCCAAACTAAAAGAATGTATTCAAGCCGGCAATAAGATTGAAGAAGAATACTGGGACAAGCGTCAGTTGGTCAAGAAGATTAACTTGAACAGTCTCTATGGTGCTATTCTTAACGCAGGATGCCGATTCTTCGATAAGCGTATTGGACAATCAACCACACTTACAGGTCGTCAGATTGCCAAGCACATGGCTGGTAAGATCAATGAAGTTATTACAGGTGAATACAATCACGTGGGCAAGGCCATTATCTATGGTGATACTGACTCTGCTTACTTTAGTGCCTACAGCAGCCTTAAAAAGGAAATCGACAAAGGTGAGATTCCGTGGGACAAGGACACCGTGGTTAAACTTTATGACACTATCTCTAACGAAGTTAACTCAACATTCGCACAGATGATGTTGGACATGTTCCACTGTCCTAAGAGTCGTGGAGAAGTTATCAAAGCAGGTCGTGAAATCGTTGCTATCAAAGGTCTGTTCATTACTAAGAAGCGTTATGCTGTTCTTTATTACGATAAGGAAGGTAAGCGAGCAGATGTAGATGGCAAACCAGGCAAGATCAAGGCCATGGGTCTGGATCTCAAGCGTAGCGATACGCCAGACTACATGCAGAACTTTTTAACTGAGATCCTGACCAAGGTGCTGAATGGTGCCCAAGAAGCAGAGATTCTCGAAATGATTACAGAGTTTAGAACTGTATTCAAAGCCCGCCCTGGTTGGGAGAAAGGAAGTCCGAAACGTGCAAACAACATTACAGAATACGAAGCAAAAGAGAAGAAGGCTGGGAAGGCTAATATGCCTGGTCATGTTAGAGCAAGTATTAATTGGAATACGCTCAAAAGAATGAACGGCGACAAATACAGTATGCAGATTGTCGATGGCATGAAGGTCATTGTCTGCAAACTGAAGTCCAATCCGTTGGGCTATACCAGTGTCGCTTATCCAACTGACGAACTGCGTTTGCCCAAGTGGTTCCAAGAACTGCCATTTGATCACGCAGAAATGGAAGCCACTATTATCAACAACAAAGTAGAAAACCTTATTGGTGTGCTAGAATGGGACTTAGAAAGTACCACTGACAATAACACGTTTGGATCTTTGTTCTCATTTGAGTAAAAAATACTTGACATTACTCACAAACCTAAATAAACTAAACAAAAGGATTTATTATGAAAGACATTCTATCAGATATCGTATCTCACACCAATAAACTTGGCCTATTCAACATTGTCAAGGTCACTGGTACTGAAGATAAGACTCTAATCGACAGTATGGCCGATGACCGTACTGTTATCATGTACGCTGAAACTACCAATCCGTATCCGCAAATGATCGGTACGTTTGGTATGCCACAGTTGGAAAAACTTCGTTATCTTGTAGAAGGTAAGGAATACCAAGACGGCGCTGAGATTTCTCTAGTGACCGCAGACCGCAACGGCGAAACTTTACCGGTTGGACTTCACTTTGAAAACAAAGACGGTGACTTTAAGAACGATTACCGTTTTATGAATCAGGAAATCATCAACGAAAAGTTGAAGACTGTCAAGTTCAAAGGTGTCAAGTGGCACGTTGAAGTTACGCCCGCTCTAAATGCTATCCAGCGTTTTAGTTTCCAAGCAGGTGCTAACCCAGAGCACACTACATTCCTTGCCAAGACTGACGGAGATCAACTGAAGTTTACCTTCGGCGATGCCAGCAGCCACGGTGGTGAGTTTGTTTTTGCCACGGGCGTTAGTGGTAAACTAAGCAAGGCCTGGTCTTGGCCTGTTGGTCCTGTATTGAGCATCCTTAAGGCTGCTGACGTAAACAATACGGTCATGAGTTTCAGCGATGAAGGTGCTATGCAGATCACGTTAGACAGCGGATTGGCTACCTACAAGTACATCATTCCAGCACAGGCCTAATATGCTAGCAGCAGCAGTTCTCATTCCTGGATTGTTGCTCATTCTAGGCCTGCTAGTGTGGGCCTGGAGGAGTGATTCAGATGATTAAATCAATCACCGGCGGTTCCGGTGTTGTAGTCAACGGACCATCATTTGGTATGCCCTATGTTGACAGCACTAGGCCTAGTGCTGGAATGATGCGCTATAAAGACTATCAGTTTGAAGTCTATGACGGAACTCAATGGTTAGTCGCTGTCGCAGGTGCTCCAAATATTTGTTTAGACAACTATGTTCTAGAAACTATTGAATGGGCTAGAAAAAAGATGGCTGAAGAAGCAGAAGTTAATCGACTTGCTAGCGGCCATCCTGCTATACAGATTGCTTTGGACAACTTCAAGAAGGCAAAACAACAATTAGATGCTACAATAATACTAAGCAAAGAACATGACAAAGAAACCACCAGTTAACCTAACACCCCTACAGAAAGACTACGCTGTTTATCTTCCCGCGATCAGTAGTTTCTATAGCACCTACGTTGCCAAACAACGCTTAGAAGAATTTGTTCCCAAGGATCGTATTCCTGCCGGATTTGATCGCGGCATTGAAGGTATGAACTTTCTTAATCCAGAAGAAGGTTATTTTACCTACAAATATGCGCTCTACTCCGCTGGACACGCACAGTTGGACATTGTTAAGGCTCAAACACAAGAGTCAATGATTCAACAACGTGACAGAGGCAATACATTGATCCTCGGAGACTCCGGTGGATATCAGATCGGTAAGGGCGTTCTTAAGTTTGATTGGTTAAACTTTGAAGGTAAAGAAGCCAACAAGACTCGTCAAAGTATTCTCGAATGGCTAGAAGCAACTGCTGATTGGTCCATGATGCTAGACGTTCCTACGTGGGCCTGTGATCACATCCATAGTCCAAAGACCGGATTGAAGACATTTGAAGATTGCTTAGATAAAACAAAGTTCAATAACGATTATTTCTTAAAGAATCGTTTAGGCGCTACCAAGTGGCTGAACGTTCTACAAGGCAGTGATTGGGATACTGCTGAAAAGTGGTATCAAGGTGTAAAAGAGTTTAGTGATCCCAATGGTCCTTATGCTGGCAGAGAAGCAGAAGGGTGGGCCTTCGGTGGTGCTAACATGTGTAAAATGGATATTACACTCAAGCGTCTAATGACCTTGCGTGAAGATGGTTTGCTGAAAGGCAAAAATTGGATCCACTTCCTGGGCACTGCTCAGTTAGATTGGAGTTGTTATTTGACACTTATTCAAAGGGAAATCAGGAAACACATCAATGAAGAAATTACCATATCTTTTGACTGCGCCTCACCGTTCATCGCAACTGCCCACGGTCTCGTCTACACCAACGCAGTCCACACTCCCAAAAGGTGGAGTGTTATTATGGACAAAGCACCAGATAACAAAGCACTTGCAGGATCAGACATCCCGTTTCCCTTCGAAAGTGAACTCGGCCGGAGGATGACACTAGGCGACATCTGCCACTATGCTCCAGGTATGTTGAACAAGATCGGCAAGGAAGGTAAAACTTCATGGGACAGTTTCGCCTATGCCCTAATGATGGGTCATAACGTCTATTGCCATATTGTTGCTGTTCAACGTGCTCAACAGTTGATGGATATCGAGATTGCCAAGACCAAGGGCAAGATCAACTGGCGCAAGTGGAAGAAAGTCAAGTCGAGTGATATGAGTGACGAGTATAGTGATTGGGTTCCTCGCAATATCCTGTACTTTGCCAACTTTATCCAAGATCTATTCAATACTGCTACCAAAGACGAAGCGTTCCAAATGATTGAGCAGGCACTACCATTCTTGCGTAGTCTAGAAGGTGCTCGTCTACAAGGCGGACCTGCCCAAAATACGTTCGGTTCGTTGTTCGAAGTTGAAACGGTTACCAATCAAGATGAAATTGATTTGGCAAATCCGGACGACGATGATCTACGTGCTTTGGAAGAAAGTATTGACAAACAACCTTAATAGTGTTACACTATTTTTATGAAACGCGATTACGATACTGGACAATCTGATAATGCTGTTTTCTTCATTGGCAAGGAGGTTGAACATACTCCTGCCTTTGGAAAAACCACATTGTTTGTAACTGGTGTTCAACCCACTGAAGATATTGCTTCGCGCCTTCAAGGATGTGAACATATCTTCTTCGGTGCTAACCATAGTTTCGATCCAAAAGATAATCTTGATTGGCAACGTTGGGAAACTATGATTACCTATTTCCTAGAGCGTGACTATCTGTGTAGTTTGGACATTCCTATCAGTGCTGTTGAAGAGTTTAACGAAGGTGGAATGTGCGATTACAACAACTTTATTCCGCAGATCCGTGTTCCTATTCCATATATCAAACTTTGGAACTACAACACAATGGTTAAGATCGACGACAAAGATTTTAACGCAACTAATCCCGGTGTTTGGAGTCACAGCCTGCACTCACTGACCAATCGAGAAAACTTCACTGATTGGTCACAATACAAAAACGATTCAATCATCAAATGACACAAGAACTTAATATGATCTGGGTTACCTTTCGTAAAGAAGGTATTCACATGTACCCAGCAGCCGCAACAGACCCCGCACTCAAGACAGGTGATGAATATGACGTTAGTTTCCTCGGTACTCCGCATCGTCATATCTTCCATTTCAAAGTCTATATTCAAGTATTTCACGATGATCGTGATATTGAGTTTATTCAGTTTAAGCGTTGGCTAGAGAAGTGCTACAATGACGGCACACTCGAACTCAACCACAAATCCTGCGAAATGATTAGTCGTGATCTTCACGCTACCATTTCGGCAAGATATCCAGGTCGTGAGATCTGGATCGACGTAAGTGAAGACGGCGAGAATGGCTGCTTCATTAAATTTCCATCAACTCTTTAATTTTTAAAGTAAACAAACTATGGCACAACCCGCCTACATTCAAAAGACCCTTCGTATGAAGCCCGAAGTTAACAAGATTTTCGATGATCTCGATGCTTGGCTTGACTACTGCCGTTTCAACCTTATTGAGTTCAATCCCAAGGATTTGTATCGCTCTAAGGAATACAAGGAGTTTCAAAAGGCTCAAGAATACTTTGAGCGCAAAGCACGCCGAGAAAACAAAGCCCGGCAGGAGTCTTAATCATGGCAACCGTCTTCTTAGTTGATCTAGAGGCGGTTGAGACAAGGTACACAGGACAATGGAAGTCCTATGTACCTGATCTCTTAAAGAAAGCAGGACACAATGTTCAAATCATATCTGGACGTCAAGATATTCCTAGCGCAACGACTCCAGGAGCGTTTCTCAACTTTGGTGGAACAAACATCTACAAAGCGAATCAAGTTGAGGCTATGGGTGAACTATTTTGTAACGGATCAGTTCAGTCCGGCGATCACTTTCTTTTTACTGACGCTTGGCATCCGGGCATTATCAACCTAAAATACATGAGTGAACTACTTGGCATTCCTGTCAAGATTCACGCATTGTGGCACGCCGGCAGTTATGACCCCCATGACTTCCTTGGACGTCTTATCGGCAACGCTCCTTGGGTTAGACATGCTGAGAAGAGTTTCTTCCATGCTATTGATCATAACTACTTTGCTACAGACTTTCATATTAAAATGTTCAATCACAACTTGTTAAGCAACGTTGTTGATTACGACGATAAGAAAGTTATTCGCACTGGCTGGCCTATGGACTATATGGACGGTACGTTGACAGCATATAAAGGTATGCAGAAGCGTGATATGATCTTGTTTCCGCATCGCATTGCTCCAGAGAAGCAAGTTGAAATCTTCCGCGATCTCAAAGAACAACTTCCGCAATATGAGTTTGTTGTTTGTCAAGATTATCAGTTGACTAAGAATGAATACCATAACATGCTCGGCGAAGCAAAGATTGTATTCAGTGCTAGTCTACAAGAAACACTGGGCATTGGCTGCTACGAAGGAGCCATTGTTGATGCTGTACCTATGGTTCCGGATCGCTTGTCATATACAGAGATGTATCATGAAGGTTTTAAGTATCCAAGTCAATGGACAGAAAACTGGGACAGTTATCTACAACACCGAGATCAGTTGTGTCATCATATTGTAGTAACAATGACACATTATGAAAAACGTGTTCCACAGGTACGTAAACAGGCCGCTGATTTAACAGAGTATTTCTTTAGTGCAACAAAACTATTGGAGAATCTAAAATGAAATGGTTTTTGAACATGTTAGAGCGACTCGGTCGCAAACGCATTGTAATGGACAGGCAATCAAATGAACCCTATCTCGAACGTTATTATGTATTTCTCCGCGACCGAAAGTGGTTTCCCTTTAACGTGTTCATTCACCGGTTTCTTAAGTCAGACCCCGATGATGTGCATGATCATCCATGGCCTTACGCTACTTTGATTCTTAAAGGCGGGTACTACGAATGGGTGCCTGTCTTTAACTCAAACAACGAAAAGATTGCCGAGATGGTTCATTGGCGTGGCCCCGGGCATTTCAGAACGTGTAGTGCTACCAGTTATCACCGCATCGAACTCGATCCCGATGTGGAATGTTGGACCTTGTTTATGCCCGGTCCTCAACGACGTGAATGGGGATTCCTTGTCAACAACAAATGGATTCACAACGACACATACCTAAAATATAAAGCAGAAGAAAAATGAACGAAGTTGTAAGCGAAGCAATGGACATTCTTCAAGAAGAATGTGCAGAAGTTATTCAAG